GGATCTTGTGATGGCCGACGCTTGGGCCGCCACCTCCGGTTGAGGCCACGACCGGAACGGGGACCGGAGGGTCAATCGAGATGACGGCGGATGAACCGCCTACGCCATCACCTTGCCCGGTGACCTGGAGGGTCGTAGCGCCTCCAGACGAGGTGACGGTGGCAGTGGACGCCCCGGTCCCCGCCGCAGTTGAGGTGAGCGCATCCGCTGCGCTGAGGTTGGCCGTTGAAGCGCCGAGTCCAGCCGCCGTCGCCGTGAGCGCATCGGCCGCCGTCAGGTTGGCGGTTGAGGCTCCGACGCCTGCCGCTGTCGCCGTGAGAGCGTCAGCCTGGGTTAGATTGGCGGTACTGGCACCAATGCCGGCCGCGGTCGCTGTGAGGGCATCCGCGGCCGTCAGGTTGGCTGTAGCGGTGCCTACGCCAGCGGCGGTCGCGGTGACTGCATCGGCGCTCTTCAGAGTGGCGGTTGAGGCTCCGACGCCTGCCGCCGTTGCGGTCAGCGCATCGGCTGAGGTGAGGGTTGCGGTGCTTCCGCCTACGCCGTCGCCCTGCCCGGTTACGGCAAGGAAACTGCTCGGAGGGGCTGGCGGAATAAAGAACTGCTGCGGGCTGCGGGGGCCATGCGGGAAACTCGCAGGCATCGGTTAGTTAAGTGATCGCCAGGTCGCCCAGTGTGGAATGACCGAAGGTGCAACCGAGAAGGTGACGCCGATCCAGAGCGCGTTGGCGATCGTAGTGTCAACCGACACGCTGCCCGTGCTGCCGCAGACCACTCCGGTCTGGCTCGAAGCCGTGGCGGCCGCTCCGTTACTCTCCCAGGAGCCGGTGCCGACGCAGGTGGAGTTGGCGCCGGCCTGTCCGATGCTGCGGAAAACAAGCGTATAGGTGAAGTAGAACGGTGCCAGCGTTATGCTGGGTACGTAGTTCTGGGCCGGCGAGGCGCCGAGCGCCACACCGCCGATAACCGTGCCGAATCGCGGGGTCAGGGTCAGGGTTCCCGCCAGGCCGGTCGTGCAAGTGCCGCCGACCTCCAGCCGATAGACCTTGCCCGCGCGAGGCTCGAAGGCCGGGATTGGCGTGTAGAGCGTCGGCACGAGCACGGTTTCGGTGATCGCCGTGATGGTCGGCAACGCTGCTGGCTGCGGGTCTAGTAGGAGGTCGGCGAAGTATTGGCGTGTCATCTCAGTCCTCCTAACCCAACGTCGTCTGTAGTGCGTCAATCGCGAAGGACAACGTGACGCCCGATCCATTGACGGAGTCGGTACTTGGAGTTAAGGGCCCAGCCCAAAGGACGTTACCTGCACCGAGAGTGGCGGCATCGGCGATAAAGAAAGTAGCCAGCGCGGTGGCTCCGCTCGACCATGCGGCATTCGAGGCCGGGAAGCTGAATGCGACGTGGAGCTTCTTGGTGGCCGGACTGGCGCCGGTCGCCGCCGTGAAGTTGGTGGTGTTGTTGGTGACCACGATGCGCGAGTAGTTGCCGGCCGAGGTCGGCTCGGCTGCGAGCAGTACGGCATCGGTGGCGGGTAGCGCCTGGGTGGATACGCCGATGTACACGGTCGCGTTGCCGGTGAACACGGACTGTGCCGCGCCACCGCCGAACACGGCGTCGAGTAGCTTCGCCTGGAGGTAGTCGCCGACCTTGCCTGCCACATTAGACCTCCTCTGTCTCGGTTCCGATGACTTCGCCCGTTCGATCCTTGAGGATCTTGGTGCGGCGTTTGCCGCTGACTGGCGGCGCCGGGTGAATGTGCGTGTCGCCCGCCTTAATGGCGCCTTCCGAGATGGTCAGGTTCGGCGGCGAAACATGAACGTCGCCCGCTCTAACCGCGCCTTCCGAGATGGTCACCTGTACGGCCGGCGTGGTGATCGAGGAGCGAATAGCGCCCTCGGCGATGGTCACCTGAGCTGGAGGCGGTGCGGCGATCTCGGTCTTGATCGCATTGGCATGGAAGTTGACCACCGGAGTCGGGATCTCACGCGAAGCCATCGCCTCCAGGGTCCGTATCAAGCGGTCCTCGGTGCTCGGCGCTTCCAGTCGGGGCGCGAGTACGACCGAGGATGCCATGCGGAGTGGCAATTCCTGCCGCGCTGCGTCGAAGTGAGCCTGGATTTCAGAGGGGCCGGCGCCGCCGACGAGCAGGGCGCGAACCTCGCGCTCGCTGGTCTGGAGTGGTGCGTTAACAACGGCTCCGCTGAGGCCCTCCAGGGCCACGCAGAGCGGTCCGAACTGCCGGTCCAAGTACTCCGCATAATCGCCGTAGACCTTGTCGAGGGCCGCGCTCAGGGCGTCGCCCTTTTTGGCGCGGATGACCCTCATCACGTCGGCCTCTTCGCGCTTGATGGCCTTGCCGGCCGCGTCGAGGAAGAGTCCGTGGAATGCAGCTCGCGCACCATCGGCTCCGTCGCCGTTGGCCGAGTTGCCCACGTCTTCGGCGCCCGGTTCGCCAGCGGTTCCATCCGCCGGGGCGGTCAGTTGCAGCGGCGACAGCGGGTTGGAGGCGTCCATCATGTTGATGGGCTGGAGATAGATATCGCCTTCGTCGCCGATGGGGTTCAGGTTCTCGCGGTCGCGGATGTCGTTGACGCTCAGAAAGCCCCATTGGCGCCCGATGGCGTAGGCTCCGTAACGGCTGGCCTGATCGCCGCGAAGCAAGCCATCGACGTTGAACTCGGCAAAGTAGATCGCGCGCTCGTCCTCATGTAGGAGGTCGCGGGCAATCGCCTGTTCCCACCGCACGCAGATCGGGCGGATCGTGTGAATCACGAACTCCAAACCCTGATGCTCGATGTTGTTGTTGGTCGAGCGCGTCAGTTCGCCGAGAAGGTGCGGCGGAATGCGCCAGATGCGCGCCACTTCGTTGATCTGAAAAAGGCGAGTACCGAGGAACTGCGCCGCCTCGGGCGGGATCGACACCGGACCCCAGGTCAGCCCCTCCTCGAGGATGGCTACGCGATGGGCGTTATTGAGCCCCTTGTGGCTCTCCTCCCACGACTCGCGGACGCGCTCTCGGGCTTCCTTGCTGAGTTCGCCTGGATGGGTGAGGACGCCACCGGGGGTGGCACCGTTACCGAACAGGCTCGCGGCGAACTGCTGCAGAGCAATGTCGAGGCCAATCGCCTCCTTGTTCTGGTTGATCGGGCCATAGCCCTTGATGCCGTCTGCGCTGAACGTGCGGATGTGATGAATCTCATGGGGGGTTAGGTAGGCGACGCCGCCGTTGTACAGGCTGTACTGGTACTGAAGGATGCCGGTCCCGTTGACACGCCAAACGCGCATCCGCTCCGGTCGCAGCGGCCAGAACGAAGTAACCTCGTCGGCGCCATTGCGCTCGACGTAGGCGTAGGCATTACCCCAGAGCATCAGCGATCCGACCATCGCCTCACGAACCTCAGTGGAGGTCATCTCGGGGTTAGGCAGATCGTGGAGGAGCGTGTAAAGCGGGTGATCGGTGGCGCGCTCCTTGCCGTCTGTCGTTCGCCGGTAGAGCGGAAGCGGCAGCGTACCGACCGTCTCGGCGAGGATCTTGACGCAAGCCCAGACGGCGGTCGAGTTGAGAGCGATGGCCTCCGATACGCTGATCCCGGTCGCAGAGGCGCCGGCACCGATAGTATCGATCAGCCACGGCGACGGATTGGCGAGGCCGGAGGTTTGTGCGCGCTTTAGCAGGATGCCCAACTAGGACGCCTGCCGATGGGCGAGGTAGATCAGGAAGATGCCCAAGGCGAGGAGCGCGATGCGCCAACCCGATAGCGCCAGGAGCGCCGCGTCCGTCAGTACCGCCCCGCCCACCAGCAGGGCGTCGTCAAGCTCAAGTTTCATTGAAGAGGCGATCCTTTTTGAGGGTGGGTTAGAGGACGGAGATGCCGCGCGTTTCGTAAACGCTGGTCTTGTGCCGGGTGGCGCGGTCAAGCGCCATGACCAGGGCGACCATTCCGTCGATCTTCTCGGTTGACTTCGACTTGTCGGGCTTGAGATTTCCGGCCGGGTCTTGTTTGACTACCATGTTGTCGGCCATCCAGCGCAGGACCGGGTGTCCACCGTGGCGCAGCCGCCTTGACACCACTAGGTTCATCAGTTCCTTGGTCGGCGGTGACATCGACGCGAAGCCCTGACCGAAGGGGATCACCGTGGCGCCGGCCGCGTCGAGCTCCTGCGCCAGTTGGGTCGCGCCCCAGCGATCAAAGGCGATCTCGCGGATGTTGTATCGCTCGCGCAGCGCCTCGAGCTTGAGGCGGATGGCCGAGTAGTCGATCACGTCGCCCGGAGTGGCGTCGATCAAACCTTGGCCGATCCATTGCGAGTAAGGGACGCGGTCGCGGCGCTCTCGGTCGGCGATGTTGCCGGCCGGAATCCAGAAGAACGGGAGCACCTGGAAGTCGCCGTCCTCGGCGGTCGGCGGAAAGACGAGGGTAAGGGCCGCGATGTCCGTCGTGGAGGCTAGGTCAAGGCCCGCATAGCAGCGGCGACCGGCCAAGTTGGCGGCATCCACAACGCCCGCCGACGCATCCCAGGCCGAGAGGTCAAGCCAGCGGTCGGCCTGTTGCGTCCACTGATTGAGGTACAGCCTGCGAAAGGTGTTTTGCTTGGCCGGCACCTGCGCTGCTTCGCGGGCGAAGTCGCGCATCTCCTCGATGTTTCGAAACTCGCCGAGCGCCGGGTTGGCCCGTGCCCAGACTTCTTCATCCTGCCAGTCGGCAGCGTCCGGGGCACTCCTGATGAATGCGAAGTAGGACGGATCATCGATGACCGCGTTCAGCACCTTCTCGGCGTAATCGTGCTGTTCGTAGCAGATCGAGTTGCGGTCATACCCGGCGGTGGTAATGGCGAAGACGAGCGGCTGTCGGCGGGAGCCGGTCGAGGTCGTCAACACATCCCACAGTTCGCGGTTCGGCTGAGTGTGAAGTTCATCGAACACGATGCCTGAGGCGTCGAAGCCATGAGATCCGCCGGCATCGGCGGGGATGGCGCGGTAAAAGCTGCCCTGCTTGGGGAAGACGATTCGCTTCTGCGAGTCAACGATCTTGGTGGCGGCGCTAAGTCTCGAGGACTGGCGCACCATTCGGGCCGCGACATTGAAAACGAGCGCCGCCTGGTCGGAGTCCTTCGCGGCGCCGTAGATTTCGGCACCGGGCTCACCGTCCGAGAGAAGAAGTTTCAGAGCGACCGCGGCGGCGAGCTCGGACTTGCCGTTCTTCCTGGGGATCTCGATGTATGCCTTGCGATACTGACGGGTGCCGTCCTCGCGCAGGTTGCCGAACAGCGGCCGGACGATGTCGTCGCGCTGCCAGGGGTAGAGAGAGAATGGAACGCCGGCCCACTTACCCTTGGTGTGGGTAAGGGACTCGATGAACCTTACGGCGCGGTCGGCCTGCTCCTCGGAAAACACACGGGCCTAGAGCGTATGTCCGTGAGCGACCACGGCCGCGTTGGTG